CACTTAACTCAATGTATGTCGCCGTGATTTAACAAAGGAACTACCATATGGCCTTAGCAATTTTAGACGGAACGCAGACAGCAACCACCCTTTCAACCATCCTTTCAAGCGGTCAACACATTACTGCCCATACGGTTGTATCCCTTGGGACGCAAGCTATCACGGACATACTCAACGCAACTTCGGCTGGACTAACCAACACTCAGCTTAGGGCAAGTGCGGTTACGATTGGCGGGACGGTCACGGTAGGGAATAGCTTAACAATTAGCTCCCTCCCCGCCATCTCTGGCACGGTGACGGCGAATGGGTTAACCATTGGTGGAACTATTGCGAATGTATTCCCCATTGGGGTAGGAACTTTATTTAGCGGAGTTCAGGCTGTTGCGGACGTAATTGGCTATAGACTTCCGATTTCGTTAGGGGACTCGCAAGTAGTGGTAACCGCATCACTAAATAATTCTATTCCAGAGGGCACAAACCGCATCGGCGTAGTGACGATTGGAGCAGGGACAGTAACAATAGGAGCAGGCACGGCTCAGATCGGAAGCGTCACGGCCAGCATCTCTAATTTCCCCGCCACTCAGCCCATCTCCATCTCCTCCGTCACGGTTGGGAACTCCGTAACAATCGGATCACTCCCCGACTTTATTGGCGGTGGGTATAATAATTTATTTAATTTAGGAGATGACGGGAATCTGTTTGTGCAAGCTAACGTCACAAACCTCCCCTCCATCCCCGCTGGAACAAACCAGATCGGCACAGTCACCGCCAACACCTTCGCCGTTCAAGGTACCGCCGTCACCACCTCTAACTTTACCAGCACCACCGCCTCTACCGTGCTGGCTAACTACAATGCAACAAGGGAAGTGCTAACAATTTTTAACGAGGGGGCGGGTAATTTACATATCGCACCCGGAGCCACCTGCACGACCGTGCAGTATCAGGTCAGGCTGAGTAGCGGAGATTATTACGAGGTGCCATCCCACCAAACGACGATCACCCACTCGGCCGTATTTGCCACGGCTGGCACGGCTAGGATTTGCCAACTTAGTTAAGGAGTAGGCGATGCCTTTATATTCGGCAGTTTGTCCGTTGCCAGTAAATCGGATTAAGAACAGATTATTCGACCCAGACGCAAGGGACTACATTCTGCGAGTTGAGGCGGCAGATGGCCAAAGGCTAGAATCGCAAGTGCGAGGGGCTATAAATAGTTTTGTAATCGGTTGTAAGGCTGACGGCACTTGGACTTCACTTGTAACCTCTTGCATTATGGCTGGAGCAAGAACTGTGGCTGGGGCAATTACTCCTCTGGTTGGAAACGCTCCGACAAATAATAATTTTGTAATTGGAGATTACAGCAGAAAACTTGGATTACTTGGCAACGATTCAAACAAATATCTTGCTACTGGATATAATAATAACGATACAACAAATTTTCCTCAAAACGACTCGCATATTTCTTGTTATGTTTCAGTAACAAATGCTGATAATAATACTGGTGTTTTTATTGGAAATAATGTTCAAACTGGAAGTTTTCTAAACATTGGACACTCCTCAACAAATTCGACAATATTTAAAAACAGAACAACCACAAACACTAGAACAGTAGCTCTTTCTGCCGTTGGATTCCAAGGAATATCAAGAGACGGAGCGGCAAGTATTTTTTCCAGACAAACCACATCTGGCGGGACAACTTCTGACTTAAGCCAAGGAACTGCTTCTGGCAGTCCAGCTTCTCAGTTATATGGAGTATTTGCATCTGGACTAGGTTCAAACCCAACAAGTGCTCGCCTCTCTTTCTACTCAATCGGCAAAAGCCTTACGATTGCATCGCTTGACTCAAGGATAACTACCTTAATGACCACTCTTGCAAGCGTTCTGCCATAATGCCCCTCCTCCTTCTCGCTCTGCTCCTCTGCTCTTGCTCGCCACGGCAACATGACCAGCGGGACATGAACTTGCTTCCTAGATATGACGACATGGGAGCCGCCGAAGATGCAGGGCGTACCCCCGATCCTGTCATCGCCCAACCAGAATCAAGGGGGGTCAAATGAAAACTTCTAATTTGCAAAAGAAGTCGAAACCCCTTGCCACGCATATACTAAAACGCCGTTCACTTAACACGTCTAAGCGGACGTGCAAAGGGAATCGCAGTTTTGAGGGCCTTACCTTTCCAGATAACTTTTTAGCCATTTTCGGCTATCGCCGGGCGCGTGTTTGAATAAGGCACTTTCTTATTAAAGCTATGAGCAAAGACGAACAAGCCTGTAAAGTGCTACAATACCTCCTAGACGAAGGCTTCGTCTCGTTAGGGTACATTGATGGCGAACCTTCCGTATTCCTCACCACGAGCCTTGCAGACGCACAGAAAGCGATTCTAGGACACGCTGACTCCGCAGATTGGTGGAAGTGAGTGCCGACCAAGTAGCTGATCTAAGGGAGAGACTCGCCCGGATTGAAGAACGCCAGACAAATATAATCCAAATTTTAGAAAGGCACACTAGCGAGTTAGCCCAATGGACAGGCAAGATTAACGAAAAGGTGGACACCCTTGAGAAAGAATCGCACACCATCAAAACTAAGCTATGGTTGGTCGCTTTGATCTCTGGTGCAGTCTTTTCTACTATATGGGAATTGGTCAAGGCTCGCTTCCTTGGTAGGCATATTTGACACTCCCAAACTACATTATGACTAACAACAAACTTTCTGAGGTTTTGAGCTAATATGCCAGCGGCCACAATCGGTACGGCTGGACTTGTCTTTGGTTTGACCGCAGAGGCTGGGATTGGTCTAGTTCAAAGTTTCTCAGAGGTTCGTAATATCGAGAAAAATGAGGTGCGGAATAATTCGGGCGATATAGTTGCCATCGGATATTTCAACGCCACAACCGCCTACTCATTATCAGTTGCTATTACTGGTTCTTACAATGTAACGGCAGGGGCGGCTCTTGCGGCTCTCGCCAATGCAACCACAGCGATTGGCTCTGGCTCTCTTCGCATCGACAGCATTACCCTCAACAAAAGCAACGATGCGTTTGTAACTCTGGATATTTCTGCGACTGGCTATCCGAATGTAACCTAAAGAAGCCCCTCCGCTTCTAATGAAATCCTAATCTTATGGAAGGCATTACTTACTGGGGAACGACAAATATCAAGGTGGCTAGTGCCGTGGCTGGGGCTGGTGGCAAGCTCCGAAGCCTAGACCCAGTTTCTAGGACGATAAAAGAGGATGGCAGTTCACAAGTTACTTTCTGGTTCGAGTCGGGGGGCAAGGGGGCAGAGGTGAGGGCAGAGATGGAGTGTCCTTGGAGCGAGATGAAGTGTCCCGAAGAATCCCCTATTCGATATGTTAGAGCGGCGCTTGAAAATAGAGAGACGCTTTTGGGCTTGGTAAAAAGATCGGTTCCGGTGCGGGTGATAGTGCGTGGGGGTCAAACTTTACTTGTGTCAGAAAACGCAACCTCAGACCAAAAAAGGGCGATGCTTAGGCACTTATGAATACCATATCCTTAGATGAAGAACTAAACTCAGCTTTTGTAGCCCCTAACAAAGACTACATGGGCGAACCTCTAGCAAACTACACGGAAGGCTCTCGGCTATTGCTCATGCAAGTAAGAGACGATGCCGACAGCTCTATATATTTTATCTGGTCGTTTATCTTTATTCACTTACAACTATTCAAGAACCGCAAGGAAGCAACCAAACTAGCTTGGAATCGTGATCTGTTTCGTGAGAAGCTACTAGAATATATTGATGGAAAGACAGAGGCAGATCGAGATATGGCTACAAGCATAGTTTCCAGTATGATAGAAGAAGCAAGCAAGGGAAGGGTTGAAATAATCCCAACACCCAACAGTCCAGACTCGGGAAACGCCTAACGCCAGCGGGAACAGCAAGTTTTGTCTTTCCGCTGGCAGAGAAAACGGGATGGAGCATAGACTATATTCTTTGGCAGATTCCCCTAAGTCTTTTAATCCAAGCCACTCACGCCTTTCTTTGGTCGTCTGGGGAAAAGTGCAGAAGGCTTGCGAGTGCTCAAGGCAAAGACAGGCTAGAACTTGAAAAGCTACTAGGCTTAACATAAGAACAATAATATGATGTCTATTGAGCTCCTTAATCACGACAAGTTTGTTCTGAGACTCCAACAATACAAAGATGCCTCAAGAAAAAATATGGCTAGAGTTATCAATGACAAATTGGGTGATGTAGCCGTAACTGCAATCGGGACAACATACCGAACCAATGTTGCTCAGATTGCGTCCGAACTTCAACGAGTAGAGGGAAAGATTGTAACTAAGAAAGTCTTTAAGCCTTTTGGCCTTACAAAATCTGGGAAGGTTAAGAAGCGCAAGATTGGTGAATATGCGGTTGGATATAAGGCAAAATCAGTAAGCTATGCCGGAACATATAAACTTGTAAATTGGCTATTGAAAAACCGAGGACTCCCCACACTAGGAAAGACAAAGCTAGGACTAGGTGGGCTTGGGATGGGAACAAAGCTCGGAACGATTGGGGCGTTGGCGAGAAGGCTGGTAGCCGGAAGAAAGCGATCTGTTAATTATATTCGGAATGGATGGGCGGCGGCGGCTGATGTCTTTGGTAAAAGGCCAAATCTTACAAGGGGTGATTACAGCAAAGAGGCCATAAAAAGACTTGGTGGAGGAACAAAAGCAGAAAGCGACAAGGTAAGAATGGAGGGGATGATTTTCAACCGTGCAGGGGATTTAGACACAAGATTCTATCCAGTAAGGAAGCGGGTGATCTCTGGGGCGGTTGCGGTAGGCAAACCCGGACTAGAGGAAGCTGTTGAAAAAGTAATGGGAGATATGGCTGTTTATCTTGCTCGTAAGAATAAAGAGGCAAGTGACAAACTGAAATTGTAATATGGCAGACGCAACGCAAGAACTAATGCTCCGAGTCCGAGGGGACAATAGCGGAGTAGATAAAGCTATTGACGGAACAAGGCAATCCCTTGGTCGGCTTGGTATAAGCACCGAGAAGGCGAATCGTGCCGTCAGAAGTTTAGCCTCTGTAATGAGGGAGGGTCAAGACCCAGCCCTCGCCTTGGCTGGTTCGCTAGATAGCCTAGCTAGAGCGTTAGGGTTAAGCCTTGGGGCTTCGGTTGCGGTTGTTGGTGTTGTAGAGATTATTAAGTCATTCATCAAAAACGCTGATGATATGAACAAATCCACAGAGTCACTTAATAACGCCCTATCAAATTTTCGCTCACAAGCCTCGAATCTAAATCTTGATGGAGCTATCTCACAGATTCGTAGTCTAACAAAAGAGCTAGATGCGGCTCAAAAGATTGGAAGTAGTGGAACGGCAGACAAGTTCTTTGCAACTATTGGAGATGCTTTCTTTGGCGGTGCTCAAATGAAATCCGACATCGCCCAGCAAGGAGCAAGGCAAGCCATTAAGAGCGCAACCGCCGTAGCCGAACAGTCGATTGAGGAGCAGGGCAGACTTCAAATCTTAAAACTAACCAACAAGGTTGAGTTCGACAGACTAGCTATTTCAAAGAAATACAGCGTTGAAATTCAAAAAGCACAAGAGATAGGATTAAGTCAGCTTTCAATCCGTGAACTAGAATTTCAAAGAGCAATCGACATTGAGCAAGTAGATATTGAGGCCGCCAAGCAAATGCAATCACAGATTGCAAAAGAGGACGAGGAGAGAACAAAACTAGCAGAGAAAGAAAATGCTAGGAAAGAAGAACAGCAGAGAACAGATCAAAAATTTCACGACGAAAGGCTAAGGCAGATTCAGAGAGAATCGGATGCAAGAGAAAAGTCTATTAGGGCTGGCTTTGAGGGTTCTGGGACTCTCCTCGACAAAATATCCGAAGCCGCAAAAAGACAAGGCCGCCCAGATATTGTAAGGAACATTGAGGCAGAGAGGGCGAGCCAACTAAAGAGAACGGATGTTGCCCTTTTAGGCGGGCTTGGTGCTCCAACAGGAGAGAGGGGATTGATGGGCTTTGATAGAGGACAAATTGAAAGGCAACGAGTCACATCATTTGCTGGTATGGAGGGCGAGAATCAGAGGCAACAGAACGCAAGCCTCTTTCAACAAGTCGATTCAGTTAGAATGTTGATAACAAACATCCTGTCAGTAATAAACACCAAGCTAGGCGTTCCAATTTTAAGGAGTGCAAACTAATGAGTTCATTGATTGTTGGTTCATCTCTTGCTAGTGGTCAGAAAGTATTAAGGAAATCCCAAAGCTCAAGCGAGGTAGATGGCTTAGTCACACTGGTTGAGACCTACACATTCGCACCGCAGATCTGGCTACTTTAGAGCCAGACCGTAACACCACTTACAATTCTTTTACTGGAACAACAAAGTATGCTCGGATGCTGGTTGAAACCACCGCGGTCAATCCGCTCGAGGGCGATTTATCAGAACTACAGGTCACTTATGTTGGCCTAGATTATGCCAGCGGTGTTCCCCCAGCTTACATCACCACCGTCGGCCAAACTGGGGCGGGAGTCTTTGGAGCAGATGCGTCCATTGTGGTCCGGTATCTTTCAGACGGCTCGCTTTTTGACACACTAAAGGGCGGTCAGATTACCCTTAACTTAGGCGGGTCGCAGTTATCGCTACCAACTAAAAGGTTTTTGCCCGCAAACATAAATGGAACGGCTATGCCGCCGAATCCAAGAGCAAGGGAGTATCGCAGAACATTAGACTTTATTGAGACTATCGAAGCACTTGCACCATCACCCAAGCCCGGAACATTCTTTACTGGCTCAGTCGTTCAATGGCCCGCCGCGCGTGAGTGGATTTATGCTGGGTATGTTCAGACAGGAATCAGCTTTAAGAGGCGTGGCCAATTTAATCAGATTGAGGAGCAGTTTACCGAATACTTTAAAGGTTCAGATTCTTTCTTTACCGCGGACGGCGCGATCAA